TCGGGACTGGACCTGGTGGCGCAGCAGGAGGCCCGCACCGTGCTGGCCCGTGAACTGCTGCGGGCGTCCTGATGAGCGAGCCAATGGTGGAAGAACCTCTTGCCGTGGTGCAGGCCCGCCGTGATGCGCTGGCCGAGGCGCAGGATCTGCTTGAGGCGGCATGGGGCATCATCGCCAACGCAGGATGGGACGGCAGCGCCAAGACCCCCGGCTGGCAGGAGGCAGCCATCCGCTGGCGGGAGCGTTATTTCGGTGGCTGACTTCACCGACGTCCTGACCCGGGTCAGCAGGTCCTACACGGGGGCACCTACTGACCCGCGGCTGCGCTGGCGGATGGGTGACGGGGCCGGGCTGCGTGCCCGCCCCGAGCAACTGGTGCCGCCCATAGCCGACAACTGGCGGGTGTGCTACTTCCAGGGCGGCCGTGGCTCCGGCAAGACCCGGGCGGGCGCGCAGGCGCTGGCCGAGTGGGTGCTGGAAGACACCGACGGTGAGGGCGAGTACGGCATCATCGCGCCCACCTACGCCGACGCCTGGACCAAGTGCGTGGAAGGCAAGGCGGGCATCCTGCGGGCGCTCGGCACCTCGATGAAGGAGGTCAAGGACCACAGGTCGGCCACGGTCAAGGCCGCGTGGCGGACCTACGGCCAGGTGGTGCTGCACAACGGCGTGGTGATCTACGCCGACTCCGCGGCCGAGGGCGGGCTGCGCATCCAGGGCCGCAACCTCAAGGCTGCCTGGTGCGACGAGATCGGGCTGTGGGAGAAGTGGGAGACGGCCTGGAACGAGTCACTGCGCTATGCCGTCCGTGACGGTATCAGCAAGATCATCGCCACTGGCACGCCGAAGGCATCCCGGCCGGCCCGCAAGCTGGTCCGGGCGCTGATCCGCAACGACCCCGGCGAGGGCGGGGTGATCGTCCGGCGGCTGCGCACGATCGACAACAAGGACAACCTGAGCCCGGAGTTCCTGCGGGCGGTGATCGGCGCGGCGCAGGGCACCCGGCTGGAGCGGCAGGAGCTTGAGGGCGAGCTGCTGGATGACGTGGCCAACGCCCTGTGGACCCGTGACCTGCTGGACAGCGTGCGGGTGCCCGCCGGGGTGGGCGACACCGCGCACGGCGGGCCGGAGTACGTCCGCGAGATCAAGATCGGCGTGGACCCTTCCGACGGCGGCGAGACCTCCGACGAGCAGGCGTACACCGTGGTCGGGCTCGGCCCGGTGGAGGACGGGCATCTGTGGGTGATGGAGAACTGGGGCGGCCAGTGCGCCCCGGTGCCGTTCGCGCAGCAGGTGATCACCCGGGCGATCCGCCTCGGTGAGCAGCACGGCTGCCCGGTGGAGCTGATCATCGAGAAGAACCACGGCGGGGCGTGGCTCAAGGCCACCTTCGAGCAGACGATGAAGCAGATGAAGGTCCGGGTGGCCTACCGGGTGATCCACGCCAGCCAGGCCAAGCGGGTCCGCGCCGAGCCGGTGAGCGCCCTGTACGCGATGCACGGCGGCATCGTCCGGCACTGCCACGTCGCCCGCTACGACACTAAGGACCGCGGGCAGTCGCACCGCATCCCTGACCCGAACATGCCCGAGCTGGAGGACCAGATGGCGACGTTCACGGGCGCGCAGGGCGAGCGCTCACCGGACCGCCTCGACAGCCTGGTCTGGGCGCTGTCCCCGTACCTGCGGCGCAGCTTCGGGCCGCCCGGCAAGCACGGCGCACGGAAGTGGGCGATGTCGAAGGAACTGGACGAGCTGTACGAGCCGCCGATCGACCGGGCACGGCGCAGGCTGGCCCAGGCCCACGGCGGGGCATACCCTGGTCCCGATAAGTGGAGCCTGGAGAGCTTCGCACCCGCTGATGACACGAGCAGCCCCGGGGCACAAGGGTCCCGGGGCAACGTCCGGTCCTGGCGGTGAGGCGTGGCTGATCAGCAGCAGGCGGGGAAGCTCGTCCAGTTCCCTGACCTCAAGCCGAAGACCCGGCGTGAACTGCTGGGCGGCGAGCTGGGCACCCAGTTCGACGTCGGGGAAAGGCTATTCGCATTCTTCGGCGGCAATGACGTCTTTGATTATGGTGACTGGTCTGTCCGCGAAATGAAAAGCATGTTTAAGCGGGACGGCATTTGCTCGGCAATTGAGATGGTCCTGACGCTGCCTATCCGTGAGGCCGACTATTTCATCCGGCCCGCCAAGGATGACAAAGGCGAGGCTGATTTTGTCAATGAAGTGCTGATGACCCCGGACATTAACGGCGGGATGAGGACCCCCATTCAGCAGTTCGTCGGCCAGGTCACCAGTGCCCAGGTCTACCGCAAGGCGTTCTTCGAGAAGGTCTGGGACATGCGCGAGGACGGGAAGGTGATCCTCACCAAGGTCGCCTTCCGGCCGACCGCCACCTGCCAGGCCCGGTACAACGCCAAGAGCGGGAACCCCAACGGGTTCCGGCAGCAGATCTGGCTGCTCGGCGGCAACACCGGCCTGACCCGCGGCCAGAAGATCCCCGGCTACCAGGACATCCCGGCCATCCGGTCGTTCATCCACACCAACGGCAAGCACCGCGAGCCGCTGTCCGGCACGTCCGAGATGGACGTCAGCTACTGGTGCTACCAGACCAAGATGAAGCTGCTGTACCTCTGGTATCACTTCCTGGAGAACCAGGCGCTGCCGCGGACCGTGGTCTACGGCAACGACCAGCCCGAGGCCAACACCCGCGCCGATGACATCGCCAGCCTCAAGAGCAGCGGCGTGGTCGGCCTGGTCCACCCCGCGGACGGCCAGAAGGCGTTTGACGTGCTGGAGTCAACCGGCGGCGCGGGTGAGGTCTTCCAGCATGCGCTCGGCTGGCTGGAGTCCTGGCAGACGCACAGCGTGCTGGCCGGGTTCATGGCGCTGACCGGGGCGGCCACGGGCGGGCGGGGCAGCTACGCGCTGAGCCAGGACCAGTCCAGCTTCTACCTCAAGTCCCGGCAGGCCGTGGCCAAGGAGATCGCGGAGTCGATCAGCTACGACCTGATCAGGCCGCTGGTCGTGCTGAACTTCGGCACTGAGGCCGCGCTGCCCACGTGGAAGTTCGGCCCGCTCCAGGATGAGCAGATCCAGGCGCTGCTGACGATGTTCCAGACCCTGGCTGCCGCCCCGGCGCTGCACATCCCGCTCCAGGTGCTGGACCTGATCACCGAGCGGATGGCCTCGATCCTCCAGTTGGACATTGACGAAGTGCACGCCGCGCTCAGGTCCACCGCCAACCAGCGCGCCGAGCAGCTACAGGCCCAGGCCCCGCCCGGGATGCCGCCGCAGGCCGCAGGCCAGCTCGGCGCGCTCGGCGGTGCGGTCGGCGCTGCGGCCGGTATGATGCAGCGCGCCCAGCGGGGGCAGCCGCCGTTGCCCGGAGCGGCGGCGGCTGCCTCACCACAAGCCCAGCCGCCCCGGCCGCCCGCCAAGCCGCCGATGGTCCCGCCACCGGGGCGGATGGCCTAGCGGAAGGAGAATCCCGTGGCCATCCAGCCTGACAGTTTGCTGGCCTCGCTGCCTGCCAGGTACTCCAAGTTCATCACCGTGCTGATCGGGCTGTTCATCACGTACGTGGCGATCTACGGGTGGGTCTGGCACCTGGAGCCCGCGCTGATCATGATCGGCACCGCGCTTGGCGTGTACGGCGTGCCCAACGGGCCGCCGCCCGCGATCCCGGTGCCGGTGCCGGTGTCTGAGACGGTGATCGAGGACGTGCCGCTGCCCGAGCCTGCACCAGCCCCGGTGCAGCCAGCCCCGGTGCCGCCAGCGCCAGCGCCTGTGCCAGCGCAGCCTCCGCCCGGGTTCAATCCGCCGGCCCCGCCGCACGCATGACCCAGCCTGCCCCGCCGCCACAGCAGCCAGCCGGCAGCCAGCAGCAGCAGGCCGTCCTGGCTGCTGCCACGGTGCTGGCCACCGCGGCAACCGTGGCCAGCGCGGCGGCGATCCTCGGCCCGTTCTTCGCCGGGATGAAGATCCGGTCGGCGGCACTGCACGCCGCGCTGACCGTGGTGATGGAACGGCCGCCGGACCTGTCCGGGTTCTACGGCCCGGCTACCGGCCAGACCGCCCGGCTGAACCTGATCCGCCGCTCCCAGTTCATGGTCAACTCGGCCCGCCGGTTCAACGAGACGCTGGCCCGGGTGACTGCGGGCGGGGCCGACCCCCGGGAACTGCTGGACCTGATGGCCCGCGAGCGCCGCTACTACGGCCAGCACCAGGAGGCGGTCTGGACCCGGATGCAGGCTGCTGCCCGGGTGGACACCGCGGTGATGGACCACGGGCTGCTGCTCGGCTGGTACTCGGTGAACGACGCCCGCACGTCAGCCGAGTGCCGGGCAGCGAACCGGCACAACTTCCGCGCTGACCAGATGCCCGCGATCGGCTTTCCCGGCGCGGTGCACCCGCACTGCCGCTGCTGGCCCGGCCCGCCGGTCCCGGGCGCCCCGCTGGTCGGCGCACGCGAGCCCCGGCTGTCAGCCCGGGTGTCCCGCCGCATGGCCCGCAGGCTGGCGGAGGCGGGCGTCTAGCCACCTGTCACGCAGCCTGCTAGCGTGGCCACCGTGCCGGGCAACTACCTGATTATCGACCTCAGCCAGACGCCGCCCGCGTTGCTGACGGCCGAAGATGTGCTCCCGGCGGCCATTCAGGAAGCACTGGCCGGAATCGACGCGAAGCTGGAGACGATCATGAGCATGGCAGCAGAGCAGCAGGGCCAGATCCAGAACCTGGCCGACGGCATGACCGCGGTATCCGACCAGCTCACCGCGGCATCCAGCGGCCTGGCGCAGTGGATCGCTGACAACCAGCAGGCCCCGCTGGACTTCACCCCGGCGCTGAATGCGCTGGCGTCGGTCCAGGCCGCAGGTGGCGTGGTGGCCGGCTTGCAGCCGCAGGCCCCGAGCGACCCGATCCAGCCGGTGCCCCTGCCGCCCGACCCCGCGCCAGACCCCACCACGCCGGTCACCGACCCGAGCACGCCAGACCCCACCCTTCCCCCGGGCGGCGACGTCACCGTGGCCACCGACCCCACCACCACGCCTGACGGCAGCACGCTGGACCCGAGCCAGCAGGCACCGCCGGACGCCGGGCCGGTCGTTAACCCTACGTAGCAGCCGTTCAGCAGGCCGCCCAGTCTGTCGTCAAGGCGGTCACCGGGTGGTGGCGCAGCTTGTTCGGCTGAGCCATACTGGTGCGGATCGAGGGCGTCCCCCGCTAGCCCTGGTGCGAGAGCGGGGTGCCCATGACGCGGCTGACCGCGACTGGCGAGCACAAGGCCAGGGCGGCACGGCAGATACGGGCCACCGCAGCCCTGCTGGACGCCCACCACCCGGAGATGATGGCCGGGGACCACCTGCGGGACGCTGCCCGGCTGGTGGAGCACGGGTCCGCCGACGGGGCCAAGCGGCACCTGGACGCAGCGATGTTCATGCTCACCCCGCAGTCCCTGATCCGGCACGGCATCCGCGACGACGACGGGCACGCCGACGCCAAGCACCACATGCACCAGGTCAACCGGCACCGGCTGGCTGTTGAGGACATCGAGGACATCACAGCCCGCAACCAGCGGCTGGCCGGGCTCACCCGCGCTGCCCGCGGCCAGCCCGAGCCGCTGGAGCCGTTCCACCTGCCGCCGCCCGAGCCGGCCGGCATTGCTGCTGCCGGCAGCAGCCCGGCTGTCCTGCTGTCTGCCCGGACGCCCTACCTTGCGGTCACCCCAGCGCCGCGGGGCAGGCCCGGCGGGCCGGGGCTCTACCACCAGAAGGGGCTCGGGCACACCGCCTACCTCCAGCAGGTGGTCAAGGCGCTGATCGAGAAGCGCGGCATGCCGCCGTCCAAGGCGTACGGCATCGCCCGCGCCGCGATCCGCAAGTGGGGCGTCCGCAGCAAGCACCCCGAGGTCCGCGCCGCGGCAGGCCGCGCCGAGGCAGGCGAGCTTGCCAGGCAGGCCCGCGCTCACGCGCACACCGGCCAGGCGTGGGAAGTGGCTGACATCCTGATCGAGCTGGCCGCCGATCCGCCGCAGGTCATCGAGTTGTTCAACCCCTACCACGCACCGCCGGGCTCGGCGCAGGGTGGCCAGTTCACCCCCAAGGGCGGTGCAGGAGCCGGGCAGGGCAAGGGCACCAAGCAGCAGCAGCGCCAGGCGCTGACCCGCAAGATCGCCGGGCTGCACCAGCAGATCGCCGCGCTCCAGGCCCAGTTGCCGCAGCACCGCAAGAGCAGGTCATCTGCCCCGGCCAGGAAGGGCGCAGCAGCGACGTCGGCCAGGCAGGCCAGGCATGGCAGGGCCACCGCCGCAAGGGCGGGCAAGGCGGGCAAGGCGGGCAAGGCGAGGATGAGCCCCGCCAGGATGAGCCCCGCCACGATCCACGCCAAGATCCACGCGCTGCGGGCCATCCTGGCCGCGGACATCAAGCAGCTCCGGGCGCTGCGATGACCTCGATGGCCGATGAGCTTGGCTACGGCTGGGCGCTTGACCTGTCCAACCCGGCGTGGGTGCACGAGCTGCGGGACCCGCACACTGGCGAGTGGGTCAACTC